GAGTTCATGGGTTCTGCGCCGGATACGTTGCTAGAGACAGGCAATCTGCCGAAAGCCAAAGAAACGCTTTCGGCGGCTAAAGAAACGTGGAAGCGCAAACTCAAGAGCGAAACTGTTGAGGGTATCCTCAACGACATTCGCGTTGAAAGCGCCGATAAAGATATCTCTGCGGTAGCAAAAACTAAGTTTCAAGCCTTGGCTAAGAACGAGGATGAACTAAAACGGTTTAGCCCCGAAGAGCGCGCGCTGATTGAAGACCTCGCCGCAGGCGGCCCTAAGTCACAAAAGTTACTGCAACTGTACGGACGGGCAGCGCCTGGTATGGACCGCGCTATTCTGAGCGGCATTTATGGCCTTCTTGCTGGCGGCGGTGTTACCCTTCCTGCGGCTGTTGTCGGCGGCGGGGCTATTGCAAGCCGTAAACTTGCCAACCGCATGGCCGAACAACAAGTAAATCGTCTTTACGACAGCATTCTGCGCGGTGAAGTTCTGCCGCCTAGCGTGCCCATTACAGCGGGCGAACGCGGATTGAACGCCGCCGCTAACCTCCAGAAGTTGCGGCCCGGCGCTGTAGCAGCGGAAAGCAATCGCAACTCGATGTCGAGGTGACACGGTGGACTACCAAGTGCTTTTCAACCTCGCAGTAGGGGCTGTCAGTGTTACAGGTGGATGGGTCTTGAGCCGGGTGTACCACAGTCTGGACCGTTTGGACGAAGACGTGCGGAAGATCCCGCTGAACTACGTCCAGAAGGACGACTTCAAGTCGGCCGTCGCGGACATCAAGAACGACATCCGTACCGGCTTCGCCCAGGTGGACCGCACGCTGAACAGCCTCTTCGACCGCGTCAACGAGAAGGCCGACAAGTCGTGAAAGTCAACGCCGCAGGTCTGGACTTGATCAAGAGCTTTGAGGGCCTTCGCCTGAAAGCGTACAAGTGCAGCGCGGGCGTGGACACCATCGGCTACGGCCACACGTCGGCAGCCGGTGCTCCCGTTGTCAAGGCGGGCATGACGATCACGGCCGCCGAGGCCGAGAAGATACTGGCCCGCGACTTGGGCAAGTACGAGCAGGCGGTCGATAAGGCCGTCACCGTCAAGCCGACGCCCAACCAGTTCTCCGCAATGGTCAGCCTCTGCTACAACATCGGCCCCGGCAACTTTGCAGGCTCGTCGGTTGTGCGGCGCCTGAACGCGGGCGACGTCAAGGGCGCCGCCGAGGCGTTCCTGTTGTGGAACAAGGTTCATGGTCGCGCGTTGGCGGGACTGACCCGCCGCCGTGAGGCTGAACGCAAACTGTTTTTAACCCCGGAGTGAATAACATGACTGCACATAAGGCCGTAGCTGCCTTCATCACCAGCCTTGTGGCCCTCATCGGCCTGTTCGGCATCTCGACCGGCTGGGTCACGCCCAGCCTGATCGACAGCGTGTCGGTCGTTCTCGGCGCGATCCTGACCGCCGTCGTCACCTACATGGTCCCGAACCAGCCCAAGGCATGACCTGGCTGGAGATTGCCGCTATCGCCGCGCTGCTGGTCGGCGTCGGCGCTGGCGGCTATCTGGTGGCGCGGCGGCCGACCTTCTGGGTCGGTCTGGGCGTCGCCGTGTTCAAGAGCCTTCTTCCTCATCTGGCCAAACGCATGACAGCGGAAGAAGAGAAGGCGTTTCAGGACTGCGTTCGCCGGGGCGGCGAATGGGACCCGTTCCGCAAGCGCTGCAAGTGAAGTCGATGATCAGCCCGACCCACTCCTCGTAAGAGTTTGGCCCCATAGTCTTGACGTGCTGGATGGCGGCCTCGATCAGCGCGGCGCGGTTCATGTGCGTTCCTCTAGTGCTGCTTTCCGTAGAGTACCGTGCAAAGCGTGCGGTGGCATTCAAGGCGGTTGCCGTCCTCAAACTGGCGGATGGCGGTCTTCATGACTGCTCGCAGACGTTCGATCTCGGCGGCGGCTTCGTTACGGTCACGTTGACGGCGTTCATGCGTGTCGGCGTAGCTTTCCCCGATGCGGCGAGTTGTGTCGGCATCCCGCAGCCTCTCCACAATGTCACTCATCCCGCGCCTCCAGCGCAGCGGCGGGGAATGTTCATAACAGCGCCCATCCGGCCAGCATCCCCAAAATGAAACCGACCCCGGCCACGTAAAACAGGTACAGAAAAAACGAGTTCATTGCTTGATCCTCTCCAACAGTTCCTGACGCTCCCGCTGCGCCCGCAGCATGGTGTAGCGCTGGTGGATGCGGACGACGAAGGTGGGCCGCTTGTGGACCTTGACCTCTTCGTCCAGCATTGCCAGCACCTGCTGTTCGTTGCGCTTGGGCAGCACGGCATTCAAATTAAACCAATTGAGGTGCATCGTTACATTGCCTTTCTTGAACGTTTAATCTTAAGTTTAATCGCGCCGTTCTTTTCGTGATGCGCTACATATTCTGTCGTATGACGTAACGCTTCCGCTAGTGAATGCGCTTGAACGATGCAAACTTTCTGCCCAAACTGCCATATCTCTATCGTATGGGTCACCCTTTTAACTCCCCTAAAGCTATGTCGGAAATCGCGCGTTTGTCCGCCAAGGCGGCCCAGATGCGCTCGTCTATCGTCTTGTTGGTCAGCATCACGTAAACCCACACGTCCTTGTCTTGGCCCCCGCGATGGATGCGGCCGACCGTCTGCTCGTACAGTTCCAGCGACCACGGCAGCGACAGGAACACCATCTTGTTGCCGCCGTACTGAAGGTTCAGCCCGTGGCCGGCGGACTTGGGGTGGACGGCCAGCAGCCGGATCTGCCCCTTGTTCCAGCGCTCGACCACGTCGGCGCCGTCGTCCAGCGTCCACAGGTGCGGGTAGCGGGTCTTCAACTGCGCCAGTTCCTCGACGAAGTTGTAGACGATCAGCGTGTTGTCCTGCTGGTTGCCGTCCAGAATTTCGTCCAGCATGTCGAAGCGGTGGCTGGAGAACCAGACCGGCGTCTTGGACACCGTGAACTTGCCCGGCTGGTCGGACGCGACCGTGCTGCTGTCGTAGACCCAGCCGCCCGCCATCTGTTGCAGTTTGCTCGTCACGGCGGCGGCTGACAAAGCGGTGATCTCGCGGGTGCCCACCTCGGCCACAAAGTCGCGTTTCATCTTTTCGTACGCCGTACGATCCATATCGCAGCGCATCTCGACGACGTGGCAGGGCGGCAGCTTGTCCTTGTAGACGCCAGGTTCCAGCACGAATGTCGCCGGGCGGATGCGCGCCATGACCTGTTCGAGGGCCCCGCGTCGCGGCTGCCAATCGCCAAACTCGCGGTTGATGCAGACGAAGTATTGCTGGAGGAACGCACCCTTGGCGCGGCCCAACAGCGTCTCGTCCACCACCTTGCACTGGCCGAAGACGTCCTCCAGACCGTTCGAGGTGAACGACCCCGTCAAGCCCCAGCGGACGGGGAAGCGGTCCAGCACCTTGTAGAATGCCTTGAAGCGCTTGCCCGACGGGTTTTTGAGCCGGGTCAGTTCGTCGAACACCACGCCTTGGAACGGCAGGTCGGCCGGCAGCTTGTCGAGGTTGTCGTAGTTGACAATGACAATGTCACTGCTAGACGAGAGCGCTGCCTTGCGTTGGGTGGAGGTGCCGACGGCAACGGAATAAGACAGCGACGGCGCCCACTTCGCCACCTCGACGGGCCACACGTCCGTACACACGCGTTTGGGCGCCACCACCAGCCAGCGCCTGGCGTGACCGTCGCGCTTCATCTCGGCCATCGCCCGCAGCGTGATTGCGGTCTTGCCCGCACCCACAGGGGCCAGGATCATGGCGCGGTCACGCTCGTACAGGAACGTGACCGCCTCATTCTGGTATGGTCTAAGTTGCAAGGTACGCCCCGATCACTTCTGCCGCTGCTTGCGGGACGATGGCATTGCCGTAGGCGCGCAGGCGTCCCACTCTGGCGGGAGCCCCATGAGCCAGCGGGAATGTGCCGGGTTCAACTGGCCGCCACTTTCCATCCCGGCAGAAGAGCCAGTCAGCATCTCGCCAGTGGCCGTTAGTCGGGCTGGTTGATCGTGGATGACCTTGCAGACCGCGTTCGGAAGTTCGCTGTCCTTGTGCGCCGCCGCTCCCGCCCGGCCCCGGCTGTCCGCCGCCAGTGGTGTCGGCCATGTCGCTAGAAACACTGCCTCGTTCAGATCGTTGTTCCGATCCTTGTTCAAGAACCGCGCTATGGCTTTCTCGGGGTCTTTGTACTCCCCGCCCGCATTCGACCGTGCGTGAGGCGTTGGCCAACCGCTCTCCAACAAACCAGAGCCGCTGTCTGATATGCGGGGCGCCGATGCCCGCAGCGCACAGATCTGCCGCCCCAATGGCGTAGCCCGATGCTTCCATGTCAGCGCATACAGCGTCGAGCCAGCCGAGGCCGTCCTTGCTTGCAACCTGCTCTCCAAAGACGACTGGAGGGCGGCACTCTGCGATGAGCCGATGGAACTCAGGCCAGAGG